GCTAAAACAGTTATTGATGATGATACTGTATTAGAACAAATCAATTCTGAGATTGATGGTGGTACAGAAGTATTAGGAGAGTTTGCACAAGAACAAATAACTTTACCTACAATTTAATGTGGCACAAGATATTTTATTACAGTTAAGATTAGCACGAGAAAACATATTAAATTCTTTAGAAACAAAACATCAAGAACTTTTATACAAAGCATTACAAAGGTTAGAACAAGAAGTTGTTAATATAGCTTTAGAATTACCAAATAAAACTGGAACATTATTTAACACAAGATTAGCTATTGAAATAAGACCAAAGTTACAACAAGCAATAGAAGAACTTTATTTAAAACCAGTACAAACATTTATAAATGACTACGATAAAATTGCAGGAACTATTGTTGCTACTTATGGTAAACTTCCTATACCACCAGAATTTAAACAAATAACAGAAGCTGATTTAGTAACTATTCAACAGTTAAAAAAATTAGCATTTACTAACTTTCAAAATTTAGGAACAGAATTTACAAATACTTTAGCACAAGAAATTTATCAAAGTACATTAGTTGGTAGATCATCAAGTCAAATGGTTCAAACAATTAGAGATAAAATAAATGGAATATATCAATATTCAGATAATGTTAAAGCACAACAGCTTGTAGAATATATTTCAAATAATCCTAATGGTGCTGAAGTTGCAACAGCTATTGACGAACTTAAACAAAATTATGGAAGAACATCACAAGGAGATAGCTTTGTAAAATATGCCACTTTAGTTGTTCAAGATTCTATTATGGGATTTGATGGACAGTTTGCTAAATATAGAGCAGATGAAGTTGGTCTTACTAGCTATTTATATTATGGTTCTTTAATGAAAGACTCTAGAGATTTTTGCAGAAAACACGCAGGTAAAGTTTATAATGAAGAACAAATTGCTGAAATATGGGCTAATGATACTGGGCAAGGTAGAGATCAAGGTAGTCCATTTATAGTTAGAGGTGGTTATAATTGCAGACATAGTTGGCAACCAGTTGACCCTAGTTGGATTGATGAAAAAGGAAAATCTACAATTTAATATTGCATTTCAGCAATCTTCTTGATAATTGATAACAATAATAATATAGAAGGAGAACAAACAATGAACGACAAAGTAAAAGAACAAGTGTCGGTTGAGAATACAACATCTCAGGAAAATGTTGGCAACCCTAATGTTACAATAGCAGAACAAAAAGTATTTAGTGAAGAACAACTAGAGAACATTGTTCAAAGACGTTTAGAGAGATACAAAAAAAGTGTTTCTAGTAAACTAGACGGACTTGATATTGAAGAAGCTAAAAAACTTCTTGATGAAAAGAAACAAAAGGAAATAGAAATCGCCACACAACGAGGCGAGTTTGATAAAGTTTTAAAAGAGACTGTATCAAAAAAGGATTCAAAAATTCAATCGTTGGAATCTGAATTACAAAGAATCAGAATAGATGAGACTTTGGTTAATGTAGCTAGTGGACTGAAAGCTGTTAAACCAGCAGAAGTTAAACAACTACTAAGATCAAATGTTAGACTATCTGATAATGGTTCTGTTGAAGTTATAAACGACAATGGTACTCCGAGATATTCAGATAAAGGCGAACCTATGTCAGTTAATGATTTAGTTAGCGAATATTTAAAAAACAACCCTCATCATGTGATGGCTACTCAAAGTGGTAGTGGTTCACAGAGTAAAGTTGGTGGTGCTTCCCCTAAGCAATTCAAAATAGGTGATCTTGATATGAATAATCCTAATGACAGAAAAGTATATGCTGAAATTAGAAGAAAAAGAGATCAAGGTAACTTTACAATGAAGGCAACAACAATAAAAAACTAACTAACTAAAATAAAACAATGGCAAATGAAACAACAAACACAACGCTGGACGATCTCTTTGAAAATATAACTGCTGAAGCTATATTTACATTCCAAGATACTGGTGTTGTAAGAAATCTTGTAACTATGTATCCAATTACTGGTTCAGGAAAAGTAGTAGATATACCTATTTATCCTACTGTATCTGCGGCGGCGGTAAACGAAGCAACAGACTTAACAAACACTGCTGTAAGCACTTCTAACGCAACTATCACAGTTGGCGAAAAAGGTATTATGGCAACATTAACTGATATGGCTAGAAATACAGCATCAAGAAACGTAGGTGCTGATCTAGGTAGATTATTTGGTGAAGCAATCGCTAAAAAAGTTGATGTAGATTTAATCGCTTTATTTTCTGATTTTGCATCAGCAAACGATTTAGGTTCTGCTGGAACTGAATTGACTGCTGACTTGCTTTTCAAAGCACAAGCAATTTTAAGAACAGGTGGAGTACCTGCACCTTATTCTGCTGTGTTTCACCCTAAAGCACTTTTCAATCTGAAAAAGACTTTAACACAAGCTGGTTATGCGGCTTCTAATGCAACTGCTATATCTGATGTAGGAAATGAAATTCTTAGAAACGGATATATCGGAACTGTAGCTGGAATTGACGTGTATGAAGATGCTAACTTTACTATTGATGCGTCTGATGACATCAATGGTGGAGTATTCCATTCTTCAGCTATCGGTTTAGCTATGAAGCAAGAGTTCAAAATTGAAGCACAACGTGACGCATCGTTACGAGCTGATGAGCTGGTTGCGACTGTAGTATATGGTGTTGGTATCGCTAAAGATGCCAATGGTTGTACTGTAGTAGTGGATTCTGCACTTTAATTAACAACTTCGGTGGGGAGTAAAATCCCCACCAATTAATTATGAAACAGATAGACACTCCAAAAACAGTTTTGCATTTTAAAAACAAGGATTATGTTTATCGCTATGTGCTAGTAGATAGATTTAAACATACATCAACTACACATTTTGGATTTGATAAAAAACTAGAGAGAACTGAAGCAGAAATATTTGCTAAAGTAACTCCTAGAAAATTAAGAAGAAAATATATTACAAAGGATTAATACATGGCAAATTTTTCAACAGACGCAAACTTACAATTTTACCAACCAGATATTTTAGGATTTGGAATAGCATCATTCACAAGCCCAAATGATTATCACGCACAAGCAAGAGCAGATATAGAACGAGATTTAAGAATCAAATGGTTTCCAATTTATGCCAAAACTACTTACAGAGATATTTCTGTTTTAAATTCAAATGAAATGGACGCAACATTATTAACAGATGCACAATTTAAAAGAGCAAGTGTATTTAGAGTAATAGGATTTTATGCTTGTCCACAACTTACAAAATTTAATTCAAATGACAATCAAGATAGATTCCAAGTAATGATGAAACACTACCAACAAATGTATGCTAGTGAAATGGAAGATATACTTAGAGATGGTGTTGAATATGATGCTGATGATAGTAACACAATAGCTGATGTAGAAAAAGCACCATTACATAGACTTCAACTTGTAAGATGATTACTATTGAAAGTAATGTTTTACAAGTAGTTGCAAATTTTGAAAAGCAAATTGCTCAAAAACCAAATGTAGTTAAAACTGCTTTAGGACGTACTGCTGAATTTTTAATGTTTATTATTAAACAAAGAACAGCTAGAGGAAAAGATTTTCAAGGAAACAATTTTATAAAATATACTCCTGAATATGCTAAAATTCGTAAAGCGAAAGGACTACCAACTACACCTGATTTATTTTTTAAAGGAAATATGTTATCAAACATGACTCAAAAATCTTCACCTACAAAAGCAGAAATATCTTTTTCAGCAGTTAGAGAAAATATAAAAGCATTAGGCAATCAAAGAACTAGAAAATTCTTTGCGATAGGGGATAAAGAAAAACCATTATTGGTTAATAAATTTATGGAAGAATATAATAGGTTAATGAAAAGATGAGCAAACGAGAAGATATAGCATCAAACATTATAACTGTATTAACAGCAGTAACTTCACCTATTACTTTAAAGAAGATTACTAGAGAACCATTTAATGTTGATGAATTATCTGAGCAACAATACCCAGCTATATTTGTTCAATCTGGCAACGAGACAAGAACAGATATTACAATGCCATCTTCAAGTGTTACTAGACAAGCAACAACTGATTTTATTATTATAGGATTTGTCAAAGGAACTACATCTAACATAGACACAAAGAGGAACGAATTAATAACTACGATTGAAACTTCATTAAATTCTGATAGAACACGAGGTGGGTTCGCAAAGCAAACTCAAATAGTAGAAGTATCTACTGATGAAGGAGTTTTGTTTCCTATTGGTGGTATCAGAATGGTTGTGCGAGTTATGTATCAATTTATTTCTGGCACACCTTAAAACTAACAATACAAGGAGAACATAAATGGCAACTCATACTGGTTCAGAAGGACTTATAAAAGTCGGAACTGACACTGTTGGAGAACTTAGATCATTCAGTTTAGAAACAACTGCTGATACTATTGAATCTTCTAACATGGGAACAACTGCAAGAACTTACAAAGCTGGATTAACAGCTTGGTCAGGTACTGCATCTTTATTTTGGGACGAACTAGATGCTGGTCAATTAGCATTAGTTCTAGGAACTGAAATAGTAATTAAAGTTTACCCTGAAGGTGCTACAGCTGGTGATAAATATTA